CAATTCGGCGTCCCTTTTACTTTCGATTCCTTGAACGACCAAATTTTCCTCCGATTGAATTGAATCCTTTAATTCGACCAAATTGGCGTTCAATTGTTCACGAATGGCGTTTCGTTCTGTTGTTGTTCGCGCCGCCGCGAATTGTTCAATCAAAAATCCACGTTGACGTTCGATTTCCGCCGTGTTTTGTTCAACCTCTGTCAATTGACGATCCAAATCAACTTGACGAATTTCGGCCAATGTTTGATTTCGTTTTTCCGCCGCATCGATTGTCACTTTGTTCAATTCATCGTTTGTTTCGTTCACGACTTTTAACGTTTGCAATCTTCGAACCTCAATGAATTGTTGTTCGATTCCAGACGTTAACGTTCCAGATTCACGCGCTTTGTCGATTCGGTCTTTTATCGTGTTGTTGATTTCATCGATTTCGAATTGGGCCAATGCCTTAATTTTCGTTTTTTGTTCGTCCAATGATTTTGGATCGATGAATTCAATCGGTTGTTGTTTAACCTCAACACCCAAATCACGAATTTCACGTTGCAAATCCAAAATCAATTCACGGCGTTTGTCACCTAATTTTTCCGCCGATTTCGCCGAATCATCGTCAACCTTTTTAATGGTTTGACCAGAATCAACAATCTTTTTTGAAATATCATCAATTGATTTTGTTGTCAAATCATATTGTGCCTGTAAGGCCTCAACATTGCCATAAATTTGATTTTGCAAATTTTTGGCGTTTTCCAATTGGGTTTTTTGTTCGGTTACGGAAACGAATTGTGTTGTTTTCTGTTGTGCTTTCAAATCCGCCGCCGCCTGGCCCTCCTTTGCCTTGGTCAATTTTTCCTCCAAATCCAATTGTTGTTTGGTCAATTCAACCAATTGTCCCTCCGCGGCTTTCGCGAATGCCACACTTTTAATCGAATTAACCAAATTTTGATATTCGGCGTCCAATTGTTTTATGAACTTTTTTTCATCCGTGATGTTTTTGATTGTTGTTCCATATTGATTGTTCAATTGGTCAATCAATTTTTTTCGTTCCGCCGAACCTGTATTGGCCGATTTTATTTCCTTGACTAATTTGTTCAATTCTGAAATTGATTTGGCCGATTCGGCGTTCGCCTCGGTTTGTGCCGTTGTCAATGCCGTTTGTGAATCCAACAATTTTTCGGTTTGAACGGCCGTTTCCTCAACCGAATCCCCAAAATCAACAAACAATGCCGCCGCCGTGGCCAATACCGAAACAACCAATCCGATGGGATTTGCTTTCAACGCGGCGTTGAATCCTGTTGTTGCAATGGTCGCGGCGCGTGTGGCGATTGATTGGGCCGTCGTTGCCCCCGTCAATACATTGGTTGCCGTCGTCGATGCCCGTGTCAAAAATGCTTTCGCCCTTTGAACGGCCAATCCGATTTGTTCTTGTATTAATAATGCTTTGAATCGAATTTCATAAATCAATTGTTGTTGAATTGCCGCCCGTTGTTGTCCAACATAAAATGCAACCGCACCCGCCAACAATAACAACACCCGTTGGTTTTCCTCAACGAATGCCGGAACCTTTTGAATTGCCGTGATGAAATTGAACGCGGCATCGGTTAACGTTTCGAATATTGGCAACAATCCCGTTCCGATGGCACGTTTCAATTCGTCGAACTTTCCGACCAATGTGGACAATCGCCCCGCCGTTGATTGTGACAATTTATCGGTCAATCCAAAAAATCGACCGCCCTCCGATGTCAATGATTTGAAACCGTCCTCCAAATTTTGAAACGAAATTTGTCCCTCCGAACCCAATTTTTTCACTTGGGATTCCGAAACACCCAATTGTTTGGCAAATTCCCCAATGATTGGGACGCCCGCCTCTGTCAATTGGTTGATGTCCTCCGCGAACAATGTCCCTTGAACACGCGCCTTTCCATAAATGACGGCCAGTTCATTGAAATCCTTTCCCGTGGCCGATGCAACGTCACCAATTCGTCCCAATGTCGTTGTCAATCCATCCACGGGTTCACCGAATGCCAATAAGGCCTTTCCGGCTTGGTTCACTTGTTCTGGTGTGAAAGGTGTTTTGATTGAAAATTGGTTCAAATCTTCGAAAACCTCTTTCGCTTTTTCCGCCGATCCCAAAAACGTTTCCAATGAAATTTGAACGGTTTCATAATTCGAAACCGCCTCAATGGCCCCCTTTCCAAAATCAATCGCGGATGCCGCCAATGAAACACCACCGAACGCCGCCGCCGCGCCTGTCAATGTTTTTTTCAATCCTGTCAATTGGGATTCGGCCCCCTTTGTTGCCGTTCCAATGTTTCCCAATCCGGCTTTGACGGCCTCCAATTCACGACGCAATTGAGCCGTGTCCGCTTGAATTTTGAATAAAACGTTTTTAACCGCCATGATTTTTTATTTTATTTTTTCGAATGCTTCATTTCGTTCGTCGATAATTCGGAAATATGTTGAAACGGTTTGATAATATTCATCGGTCGAAAGGTTTTCCAATGCTTTCATTTCGGTGACTTTCGAATCACAAATTATTTGATTGACGAAATTGATTTGGTCAATATATCGCCCGATTTCAAACGATGCAAAATTTGATTGAACCGTTCGTTTGACGGGGCGTTGGCTTTCAAATAAACGTGAATATCGTTGGCGGATAATTCCGAAAATTTCGTTGTGAATGCGAACGCCCGTTCCAAAAAAAAATCCTTTGAACGGCCAGATGATTTGATTTTTTCAATTTTTTTCGCTTTCCAAACGTCGGAAAAATCCGATTCGTCCTCGCCATTTAAAACAAAATAACAAGCCGCCAATTCAATCAATGTGTTTTCCTCGCCAATGTATGTCAAACGGAATTCAATTTCACTTAATAAGTGAAACAATTCAACGATGTTCCCATTGTTCGCCGCTTTTTTCATTGAATCTATGAACACGGTCATGGATTCGTTGGTCATGTTCATTTCGGCGAATCGTGTGGCAATTTCCGCGGCAATGGCCCGACGCGCTGGAATGGTCATGATGTTTGCATATTGAAACCATTCGTCGCCATCATCATCGATGAACACACGTTCCAATGGAATTTTCATTCCTGTTGTTGAAATCAATTTTGATTCCGTTTCATGTTTTGTTTTTCGGTTGAATAAATTCATTTTTTGGTTTTTTTGGTGTTTGTAATTTTGCCCGAACCTTGTTTGTTAACACTCACTTGACAAATCGCATACGATGTTGATTTGTCTTTTCCAGATGATTGAACCGATGAAACACATCGATTGAATTTTGCGCTGAAATGTTTCGTTTTTGGCATGGTTCGAATTTTTCGTTTGCCAAATTTAAAACTTATTTGAATGTTTTGATGAAATCATTGTGAAATGTCCAAATGTAATATCGGAAACAATCCAATAAGTGTGTCAATTTTGCGTCCTTTCCTTTGTCAATGTCGCCATCGGATGTTGTTTCGACCGCCTGTAAATCGTGAATCAAAAATTGACATGATGAATCAATGACCAAATCTGGATGTTTTTGCAACATCGAATTCAACAACACCCGTGAATTTTTAATCGATGGATTCACGGATGGAACTTTGAACGCCGATTTCGGAATTTCAAGTTCGTCACGGATGATTGTGTAATAATTCAACGCGCCTTTCGTCATTGCCGAACGATTCGCCCCCGACGCGTCACCCGTTATGATGAAAAATCGTTCACCGAATTCGATTTTGATGGCCTCGCATAAACTGAAAATATCGGAATTCCTCAATCGAAATTCACGGAATATTCGGATTTTGTTTCCAAACGATTGTCCGGCAATACATGTGATTGGATCGACATTGAAATCGAATGATAAAATGATTGGTTCATTTGGATGGATTTCAACATTGGGTTTGACGGTTTTGAATTTGTCGAACGCATAGGCAAACGGCCGTTGAACATCGACGACATCCCAATCGCCATTGACGAAAACCGCCCGTGTGACATCATCCAAATTTTCCATTGCCGCCATGTATTCGGGCGGCAATGTTGGATTGTCAATCATCAACGCCCGTTTGTAATAATAGGACGGTTTCAATTCACCGTTGATGAATGGTTCGTGAAATTCCGTTTTCGTCCATGTTTG